ATCATATTGGCTTTTGTTGCTTTTGGTGATTGTTTCATATTGTGTCTATTGTCTTGCTTAGAGATTAGATTCTGAGTGCAGTGAGTCTTTAAAAAAGATGTCCCCCTACCCCCTATCCATTATAGATAGAAGATAGGAGACATAACTTGCTTGTCGAATGAGTTCTTCGATTGCTCGTCCGTATGTGTGAAACGAATTGCTTCGCCTTAGATGTCCCCACAGATCAACACATACCGTTGTTAGATTATTTCAGTCCTTGTGTAAGTTTAACCACAAGGAAGCACCACTCTTTGAAAAGAGTCTCCCGAACTGCAACTGCTTCTAACTTTTGCTCATTCGTGCTACCTAAACTCTTCGCTTAAGTTACTTTGTAGTCAGGACAAGATTCGAACTTGTATGAGTAGTTACCTTGTCGTATCTAAGTGTGTCAGCTACTCTAAGACCACCTCATTAAAGAAACTCTTAGCGTCTACCATTCCGCCACCTGACTATGTCAAAAAGAAAGCCCTGAGCGACAACTCTCAGGGCTAAGGTCAAAAGCTTTCACTTCTGATTGCTTAACCCTTGTTCGGTTGTCGTTCAAACAAGGGGTAAGCGTTTAATACATCACAAACATAAATCGAATCTTTACTCATTCAATATCGTTTCGCAATTTGGTTAATAAGTCTTTAATGCAAGGACTACACTTAGTTGGCTCAATGTAATGTCCAGTAGCCTTACTTGCATAATCATACAACTGTTTCAACTGCTCCTGCGAAACGTAGTCAGTATGGATGTCTTTCAAGAATGTTCTAATTTCATCCTTTTCGTCAAGCGTTAACTGTCCTACGCTAGTCCATTTGTCAAGCGGACACTTGACGTTTTTAAATGCAGTCTTGAGAAACATATTGCAGCCGCATAGCTTGTGTTTCTTTTTCTTGTAGGTCACCTCGCCACCTAGTAACGGCTTACCACACCACAAGACTTTAGCTTCTCGTTGGCTAAATTTACACGCAGAACATATTGCCCTACGTTCCTCAATTGTTTTTGCAGGTGCGAACCACATATTTTTTAATTTTAGATTTAATATAGTTAATGTACTTATACATATACTCTACTGATACCCCTGCGATGTCAGCCCATTCCTTATAGTTGAAGTCATCCTCTAAGTAAGCTTCAAACAAAATTCTTTCGTGGTCTGGAAGGCGAGAGAGTGCGATGTCAACATTCTCGATGCGGATACGGTCGTGCAGGTTAAACGATTCAAACTCGATTAATGTCTCACTGAACTCAACTGTGTCGAGTTTATACACCTGGCGAAATGCTGATGTCTTAGAGTTCCATCCAAGCCACATAGCGCGATTTAGATAGCTGAATAATTGATCGGGAGATAATTCGTCTACTCGGTTCATTGAATGGTCGAGAGCGTACTCAATAGTAAAATGCAGTAACTCATCACCATCATAACTATTCTTTGTCATCCGATTTGCGGAAGATTTCAGCCGATTGTATATGATGGTTAGATTATTCATTTTAGATAAGCATCTATCACTTGAATGGCAGCATCAAAGCCTTTGCATATGTGAGCAGAATAACCTCGTTCAATGAGCCGCTTATTCCATTCTTTCTGTTCTGGTGATGCAACACCTTTCAATGTCTTCAGTTCGATAGCAAGACCATTGAAACCGTTACGCGACTCGTAAATGAATAGGTCGGGAAAGCCTTTGACGTATCCAGTCTGCTTCATTTTAACCGCTTGTTTATAGGAAGTGCGCACACCCCCTGCGGAAGCGCAGTATAGGGCGGTAGGATAAGCGTACTTGAGGTAGTTGATTACGGCTTTTTGAACCGAATCTTCGTACTCAGTCGTTCTTTTTCCTATGGCTTTCTTATTTAGTATCAAGCAGTTGTACAGATTTTAACTTTTTTTAACAATTCTTTTTGCTCAAATATTTGCGCAATCGGAAAGTTGTAGTACATTTGTCAAACAAAACAAAGATACACAAATTAATAAACACACAACAATGGACACAACAACAACTCAATCAAATACCTACAACATTGTTGATAGTATGGGACGACCTACGGGCATTTATTATTCAGCATCAAATCTAAAAGCTGCTTTTCAAATGTTTAAAGCAGACAAAGATAATTTTCAAAAATACTGTTACGGTAAATTAAAGCGATGTTACAATGGTGGTGTAAGAGGTTAATGATAAAAACCGCACAGTATTCGTACAGCGTCTCGCCCCCGCCTCTACCAAGTTGCGGGGTTTGCGGGTGCAAAACAATAACAAATTAAAACACACACAACAATGAACACACCATTTCAACATTTTATCGCACTTGCGCAGAGAGTATTTGAAGCCACTGATTTATCAGTAATGAATTTTAAGCCTTGCACTGGTATTCGATACATTAGCGACAAGGCAATTCAGTTCGGAGACTTTCCTCAAAGCGTATCTGTCCTGCTTATTGAACACAATGAAAACATCACAAGTGCAACAGTTACATTTAGCTGCTATGTTGACACTGATGAATCGGTATTTGACCAACTATTTATTGAATGGACGCAGAACGTCGAGGACTTCCTAGCTTCAGATTCAATGCTACTTCTTGACAACCAAATCAAAAAACAATTAAGAAAATGAAAACACGAAAATTCATCTGCGTTCAATCATCAGCCGAGCCGCTTGACAGATTGAACTACAACGAGCAGTCGCAGTACATTGCTCAAGAAACCAAATCAACCCCATTCGAAAGATTAAAGACTTCAATAATTCAAACACTAAAAGAGATATGATAGAGTTCACACCATACATAAACAAAGCAGAAATGCATGAAATTTCAAAACGCATTCGAGATATCTTCGCGGATGCTGAAGCAGACGAAATACCACAATTGAGAGACCGTGTAATAGAACACAATGGATGGGCAATCACTTTCTCAGGATCAATTGTCAACGGTGAAATTGATATGGACGAGATAACCTTCGCACCATTCTGGTCAGAACAAGCAAACGAATTAATTAACCTATAAACACAATACAATGATAGACACATTATTTGAACTACAACAACAAGTCATCGACGGCAATGCCAACGCACTTGAAGCCTATATCAACTTGAAGAAGCTAGAAAAGGCACTTGCTTCTGTGATAGCTAACGTGCAGCCATACGCACTCGATGAAGCATCCAGATACGGTGAGCGCACCTTTGATAAGTTCGGAGCGAAGGTTGAACTCAAAAACGCTGCATCGCGTTGGGATTATTCAAATTGCATCCAAGTCAACCATCTGTCAGCAAAGCTTAAGACGATGCAGGAACTCGCGCAGTTAGCAGTCAACTCTGAACTCTATGATGAGAATGGTTTGCAAATCGAACCTGCGAAAAAACTAGAAGGAAAATCAACAATTTCAGTAACAATTAAATAAATAAAAGCAAATGGCAATTTTAGCAGAAAACAATGGCGGTGGAAATTTCGAAAGAGAATTGATCCCCGCAGGACTTCAAGTGGCGAGATGCTACTCAATGATTGAAATCGGTTCAGTCGCTGAGACTTGGGAAGGACAGAGCAAAGTGAGCAAGAAAGTTCGCTTAACCTTTGAACTACCAAACGAACTCAGAACATTCAAGCCTGAGAACGGTGAGCAGCCGATGTCAATCAGCAAGACATTCACTTTATCAATGCACGAGAAGGCAGGACTTCGCAAGTTTTTGGAGAACTGGAGAGGAAAGACTTTCACAGAAGATGAAGCGAAACGTTTTGATGTGTCAAATCTTTTAGGTGCGGCAGGAATGATAACTGTCACTCACACCGAAAAGGAAGGCAAGACCTATTCGAACATTGCAGCAATCGCTCCCGTGATGAAAGGAATGACTTGTCCCGATCAATTCAACGCGAGTAAGATATTGTCTTACGATGACTTCAACTTTGAATTGTTTAATGAACTGCCAAAGTTCTTACAAGACCAAATGGCTGCTACTCCAGAGTATGGAAAGATTCAGGCAGAACTTGCTGCTAAGTCAAGAACAGTTCAACCAATTAAACCGCAAGAAGACCCCCGACCTAATGACACAGAAGACTACTCAGATTTGCCTTTCTGATTTTAGGGTGTTCATCAAGAAGAATTTTAAGAGCGTGTCGAACTTCGGCACGTTTCTTAAAGTTTGCAGAAACACCGCCACGCACTATGCGAATCAGCCCCAACAGATGTCAGCACTTCAGATAATGAAAGTCGCTGCACATACTGGCACTAACATTAACGACTTAATACAACTAATACAAAATGAGTATAGACATAAACACACTCCTTCCAATGGTGAAGGAGCAGAATAAGCAAGAGTTCATCGAGTTGATTATTGCTCAGAACAAGTCACGAGACCACTCAACGGTTGATGACATCGAACTATCCAAGTTCATCTCCGCAATTTGCGAATGGTCACAATGCTACCACTCGATTGGAATGAAAGAAATACAAAGTAAAAGCAGGTTGCAGGACATCGTGTACATCCGTCACATTGCCCTCTATTGCATTCAAATGGAATTCTCGCAGCGAATGACCTTGACAAGATTAGCCGCGATTTTTAACCGTCACCACGCATCGGTGATACACGCGAATAAGAGATGTTCAAGCACGATTGGATACGATAAGAAGCTTAATCAAATGTTAATTAGTCTTAACGAGTATCTGAATCTAAGAGGTTTCAATACTTTAGCCAAGATTTCACAAACACTGCAACAACCCAAATAATTTCACGAACAATGAAGGCACACACACTAGCGGTTCAATGCTGCATTAAAGAGATTCTTGACCGAAAGGAAATTGGAAAGCTGCATCCGTCTGCTGAATTAATTACAGAGGTCTGCGAAAAATACGGACTGGGTGAAGATTACATCCGTAAGATTGGCGAATTTCAAAAACGATAAAAACAAAAACACAATGAGACAAAAATTAACTAAGGACAAAGAAGTGCTGCGTAGAAGACTAGCGCACCTAACTAAGACTCTTAATTCAAGGAATCACAAATCACTTAATGAAGCTTTAGGTGAGGTCAAGATTGGGCATTGGATGGCTAAAATCCTACTTCAATCAGGTGTTGCTTATAAAGATTCGCAAGGCTACTATCGCGGCATTGTTAGACTGCACGATAGCAGAGTAGATAAATGTGTTGAGTTAATTAAGGAGCATTACAAAGATGCTCATCTAGCAAGAAACAAACCAACGGATAAACAACTTCATATTGTTTTTTCAGAGCCAAAAGTTAAAGCGGCAAGAGAAAAGTTCTTGCCAAAGAAAAAAATTGGTTTTTTAAAGCGACTTGAAATTTTATTTACTGGTAAAGTCTGACGGAATAAAACATCAACAACAATAAAAACACAAAACAATGACGGCAAAAGACTTCTTTTACAAAAACGCAAAGGCAACCTATCAGGACTGCATCTCTCCAGACGAGTGTATAAAACTGATGAATGAATACCACAAGCACATCGTTGGCGAGTTTGTCGCACCATCAATTGAAGATGTAATTACATTCTTTCAAGAAAAGACGGGCGGCAGTCAATCGGACGGTCTTACATTTGCTTCTAAGTTTATAGCACACTACGAACTTAAAGACTGGAAGTACGGGAACAAGAAATTAAAAGATTGGAAACGTGCAGCCGTAGCCGCTTGGGATATGAGTAAATTTGTAACACAAAAAACGTTAAACAATGGAACATTTGGAAAAGGCACAAGTTCAGAAGGGCTTCAATCACTCCTTGAGCAATTTGACTAAGGTTGCTAATGTAGATTTCAGAAAGATAATTGCTGCCAAAGAATCCCCACTAATTGCTCTGATTAGTGGGAAAGAATTTGCGGTTGAATACTACGCTCAACTTGTCTTTCACGGTATACCGCAGCCAGATAGAATTGAACCTATCCAACAACTTCACTCATTCGTTTCTGATAACTTTAGTTGGTGTACTACGGTAGATTTTAAGTTGGCCTTTGAGTTTAATGCAGCGAGTAAGTTAGCGAACAAGCAGACATCATTCAAGTCATTTGATGCTACGTATGTTGGCAGTGTACTTAGCGAATACTACCAGCTGCGAATGGACGCAATGAAAAAGTGGAATGAGGTAAACGTGAACTATATTGAACCTGCACGACAATTAGAATCAGCTAATGAGACACTCAGTTGGTTTAGCGAATCATTACAGAAAGACATTGAGAACGCAAAGAAGGAAATCTTTATGGCAGCTGAATTGATGGGCTTTGTAATGCTTGAGAATCTCTACAAGACTGGTCTTGTCACAGATGACTATTGGACCGATGAGGAGTGGTTGAGTTTCAAGCAGAGAGCGAAACGACTTGTTCACGATCAACAAGAGATAGGCAAGACCAAGCTTGAAAGGATTTTAAACAATCCCCGAATGAAAGAGCAGTATCAAAATAGTATTGCGAGAGAAATGAAAGTGATTATGTATCTCAACTATCTGAAAAAGCAAATCAATTAATAAGTTAATTTTGCACTATGTACATACCTAACTATACTACTAGACAAGAGGAAGCACTAACACTTCTTTCACCTGCTAACTTGGTGACTGAAACTGTGCTTTATGGCGGTAGTGCAGGTGGTGGTAAAACATTTCTTGGGTGTAGTTGGCAGATCAATAGACGATTAAAATATGCAAACACTAGAGGTTTAATCGGTCGTGCAGAATTAAAGCGACTTCGACAATCAACAATGGCTACCTTTTGGACGATTGCTAATCAGATGGGACTTCGCCCTGGCACTCACTACACCTACAACGGACAAGACCACGTCATCAAGTTCTACAATGGTTCGCAAATAATACTGATGGACTTAGGCTTTATGCCTTCAGACCCTGAGTTCAGTAGACTTGGCTCGATTGAAATCACAGACTATTTTGTAGACGAGGTAGCGGAAGTATCTCAACGGGCAATCGATATACTAGATTCTCGTGTCCGTTACAATCTTATCAATGGTGTTCCGAAAGGATTGCTTTCCTGCAACCCAACAAAAGGATGGTTATACGCAGACTATTTTGATGCTGCACGAAATGGTACGCTCCGAGAAGACAGGGCATTCATCAAGGCATTGCCAACAGACAATCCGAATCTTGAACCTGCCTATTTAGAAAAGCTTTCACGCCTTCCAGAGATAGACCGTAAACGCCTTTTAGATGGTGATTGGGACTATGACGAGAGCAATGACCGTCTGTATTATTACGATGATTTACTACGTTGTTTTAGGAATGAATTGATAGGTACTACCGCTTACATTACTGCCGACATCGCAGCACTCGGTAACGATAAAACAATCATTGGTCTGTGGTCGGGAATGTCGCTCGTCGATGTGTTTATGATGGAGCATAAGTATCCAAACGAGGTCGCAGAATTTATCCGTAATTTAGCAAAGGAAAGAAATGTGAAGCTTTCAAATATTGTGGTTGATGCTGACGGATTAGGAATTGGTGTGGTTGGGATATTAAAGTGCCAATCATTCAACAACGGTGGTCGCGCGATAGATAGCGAGACCTATATGAACTTAAAGGCTGAGTGCTACTTTAAAATAGGCGAGTACATCAACGCAAACAAGTTGACGATTGCTGCTGATAAATACAAGACAGAAATAATTAAGCATTTGGAAGTCGTAAGGATTGCACATATTGATCGTGAGCGAAAGAAGGCGGTGACCAGTAAGGAAGAAATCAAAAAGAAACACGGCTTCTCTCCCGATTTTGCTGATATGATGATGATGCGTATGTATTTTGAACTATACCCGAACTATGGCAGGTACGCTATACGATAGTAATTAATTAAACAAAAAAAACAAAATGATTTTAAACAAAAGTATTACTGGCATTCCCACCCAAATGTGGGATGAGTTAAAGTATTTCGTTCTTGATGGGCGAAATGTCAACGAACTGAGATTAAACCGTCAGTTGGTTAAGGAGACCTTGAAAGTTCCGAATCCAAAATGGGCAGGTCGATACCTGACACAAACCAAGTACGTTTGGAAAGATGGCTTCTTGCCTACCTCTACCTTCGTTGGTTCGCCATCTTACCTGCTTAATCTTGTATCGATGTACATCAATGACTTTGGTTATGTTGTAACGGGCAAGAATGAGAATGGACACTGGCAGTTATACCGTTCAGAACTATCTTGGCAGTTGCCCGATGGGACAACTCACACGGAAAGTGAGAAGTTAATCACGATCGTGATAGACGGTACTGATGTGATGTTTGACGATTTCGAGAATAAGAATCAATGGTCTTTTGATTGGATTGTGAATGGTAAGAAAACAGTTTTGACCTATGATGTTTCAGAGATTGCTGACATTATGAAAGTGAATGAGGACACCGTTCTCGCTTTCCAGAATGACTACTTCACGGGCGAATTTAAAACACCCGATACGCACATCACTAACATCTTTCCTGCGTTAGAATGGGACGGTAATGTATTGAGAGGTTCATTCTTTGTGAATGAGACAGAGTGGAGTGCATTCAACTACTCACAACTACGCACCTGCTACGGTACGGCACAAGGAGATTTTAGAACTACTTGGACTTTGTATAACGGATGCAACCGTCCTGATGATGCTATCGATGCTGATTCAACGGGTAACTTTGGCGAGTGTTGGAAGTCTGCGTATCTGACAAAAGAAAACGCAGATTCATTTGTGCTTGATGTCGATTCTCTTGCTGATGTTGACTATTCGAAACCTGCACATATCAAGTTTACAGTTCACTTTTTGCCGCTTACTGGTAAGGAGTTTAGACTTGAAGCTTATGCAAATCTGAATACAAAGAAAATTAGTTTAACACCTTTCGCTTAAATATTAGGTGGGCGTAATTAAGTTTGCGCCCACTTTTTTTAACTTAACACAATGAAACAAATAACAGTAACCGAAATTAAGCGCACCGAAATGATAAATATTGATTTGAGTAACAATATTAGATACTCTGCAATAATTAACGGCAACAGTCGCGTTCTTTATGAAACTGATGGATGGGTAAGAAAACATTTGTCATTAGAAGAATGGACACAATTAGCAGAAGAAATAGCACACGAAAATCTTAAAACACTTGAACAATGAAAAAAACAGATGTAATACACCGATTTATGGCAGCAATGCCAAGCGGCAAAATGTTTGAATTTCAAGCAAACCGAGTAGAGTTTGAAGAAGGATTTACAAGATTCTATATTGAAGAAGCAGACGGCACGATGCGACTAATGGCGCACGTTCCAAGTGATTATTATATTCAAAGACTTTCATCACTATGAGAAACATCAACCAAACACACGTAGTCATATTCATCTCAGTCATCCTGCTGACTGTCTTTTTCATTTTACTATCAAATCGAAAGCGTGACAACCAGTCACCACTTGAAATCGAAATAGAGAAACTCCAAAAGAAAATAGACAAGCAGGATAGAATGATTCACGATGCGCTGATTGACATTAAAATGATGCGCGATACAGTCTATTTCTACGAATCCAAAAAGCCTATAATCACTAACAATTATTTCAAAAATGAGAAAGTTATACTCACTGCTAACGATAGTATTAATGCTATCATTCGTGCCAACAATCAACGCGAGTTCGAGCGCAGATACTTTAGCGGTAGATACGCTCCAATTAAATAAAGACCAAGCATTCAACCTTTGTTACTATTCACTAGAGTATTGGTGGGAGTACGCGAAGCTTCAAGATTCAATTATGATTCAGAAGGATTCGATGTTGAAAAAGTATGTTGATATTACGGGTATCCAAGCCCAGAAGCAGGATGATATCGAAAGCATTTACAATCTAAAGAAACAGATTGAGATTGACGAGCAGAACAAGAAGATGAGTGATGAAATTGATAGAAAAAAGAAATGGCGAAAGCGGACATTTATCGTGTCTGCAATCGCCATTCTGGAAGGTGTGATTATTTACCTTATCGTATCAATTTAACCCCATCAACTGCTCATTCTCACTTATCAATTCGAAGTCGTAAAAGTAGGCTTCGCTGCCTTCCATTGATACAATGTAGATAATCATTCCCTTGCGAATGATAAAGCCAGTTACAAAGCGTAACCGACTGTCAACACCTGACCGACAGTAGACAATATCGCCAATGCGATAGCGCACCTTCAAGTTCAAATCTATCATCATAGTATTTTGCCTTCGTGTATTCTGAAATTCTGCACGTTGAAACCTTCACTACCACGCTTAGTCACAACCGCAAACCCGTGATTGTACTTTGCAAATGGTGCGTACTCTGGTGTTAACTCACTCAAGCACCCAACACTCCAGCACGTAGTCAACTTTCCGTTAATATCCTTCTCAGTATGCTCACTTGTTTGGTGTGAGTGTCCACAAATGGCAGACGATTTCGCCCTCATATAAAGACCTCGTGCAACGTTAACGGGCGAGAATGTTGACTTGCCAAATTCGTGTCCGTGTACCACCGCTAATGAGTTTATTCGTGCCAACTGTTTGCCGTGAATGATATCGATTCCAAACTTGTCAAAGCCTAGTAGATTGCTCAACTCGAAATCTTCAATACCATCTAGCGCACTTGCGTTCTTTCTGATGTATCTCTCGTACCTTTCCTCGTGGTTACCCATCTTAGCGTATATTCTTGCCTTTGGAAATTTGAAACGCAGGAAAGAAAAGAATTGTTTTGTGAGTTGAATCTCTGATCTAAATGAACGCTTTGTTCTGTCCTTCTCAAAACTACTTATCTCGTAACAATCGATAAAGTCACCGCCCAATAAAATAGTATCGCAGTTCTGCTTTACTCCGTAGTCGATTGCCAGATGCAAAGCTTTAATGTCGTGATAAGGAATATGAACATCAAACAAGGCAAGAACCTTTCTACCTTCAATATCGATAATACTTTTTTCTTTTGTCTCTGACTTGGGCAAGTGATGCGCCACTGGTATTGACTCATCAAACTTCTTCGGGTTGTTTTTGTTGGTTACGTGACGGTGATACTTCGAAGCAATGTTGCCTAGAGTAGTGTTGTACTTCTTGGCTAATCTTCTTTTGAAGTCTGTAATCTTTTCGCCTTCAAGTTGAATTTCAATCTTAAAAACTTCTTCCCATTTTGGAGTGTTTGTCATTGTGTATTTATTAAGTAAGTAAGTAAAAAACAAAAGGGACAACTGCCCCTTTAGATATTTTTATATTCCGATTTCGCGTCGAATGATGGACAAGCCTTTGCGACATTTGGAAAGTCTTTGTGTCCTTGAATGATTGCGTTAGGAAACATAGTCTTCAATGCTTTTAATCTTGTCAGCAGTTGGCGTTTCTGCGCATCCGTTCTATTGTCTGCTGCCTTCCCTAACTTGTTCACGCCACCGATATAACACACGTTGATGATTGATTTATTCCAACCTTTAACACCATTCGACGGTTGAGCGATTGAGAGTAGTTGAGTTTCTTTTCCGTCCGCTTCAATGATGTAGTGATAACCAGGGGACTTCCATCCTAAGTTCTGCTTCCAATAACGTTGAATTGCTTCGACTTTTGCATCTTGTCCCGTAGCGCTGCAATGAACGACTATGTGTGTTATTGTTCTCATTCGTTGTCTATTTGAAATTGTCCTTTTTCATCAAATGATTTAAGTCTTTTCAGTATCCACTTGGGCAATAAGTCAGGCTTAATTGCTCCGATATTTTCAACGATACTAATTGCTTCGCGAACTAAAAGAGCCGCATAGCATAGTTCTTCTACCCACAAAAATAGTGACTTAGTTAATTCGTTAGTACTGAAATTTGTTAGATTGTGGACAACTATCAAAAAGAAAGCATATAGTACACTTTTGATAATCATACCACCGAACCTTGAACTGCTTAGAACACTATACTTCCAAGCCTTCCAAATGCCTAGCATAGTGTCTATCGCAATCATTATGACCAGATAGATAAGGAAAGACCAATCATCAAAGAAATACGTGTTGAAAAACGCTGCCAAGCTTGACCAACTGATGGCAATCAATAGCGGCATTTTCATTTTAAGTAAATCAAGATATGGATAAAATATGGATAGCGAATCATCTCTCATAGCACACTAGTTTTTCTTTT